CCGAGGAGAAGCCCGGGGAGAAGCCCGAGGAGAAGCCCGAGGAGAAGACCGAGGAGAAGACCGAGGAGAAGCCCGAGGAGAAGCCCGGGGAGAAGCCCGCCGACATCGACACCGAGGTGAGGGAGTTCATCGACGCCGGGATGGATCTGGAAGCCATCAAAGAAGCCTATGCAGACTCGCAAATGTCTGCCGGGGAGATCGAAGAGGTTTACAACCGGGTAGTCAATCCCGTTTCGGAGGCTCCCAAGAAGGGGGCCAAAAAAGGAGGGTCCAAATAGGACTGGTAATAGGACGGGGTCGCTTCCCGTCCCTCCTACTATTAAAATTACGCCAGTATGAAAGTTGCACAGATCAAATCAGCTCCTCAGTTCGAATCCCGGGACTGGAGACAATATGGCATCCAAACATACGGAGATACCAACGACTTTCCCCAGACAGTAAGCGAGATTGTTCAGGCTTCAAAGACCGGCAATGCCTGCTTGAGCATATACAATGACTTCGTATACGGTCACGGATTCAAAGATCCCGGCATCTACAAATTACGGGTCAACAAAGAAGGGGAGAAGCTCGATAAGATCCTCCGCATGGTCTGCAAAGACTTCACGTTATGGCATGGGTTCGCCATCCATGTTAACTACAATATGAACTTCCGCGTCAGCTCGATCCACCACATTCCGTTCGAGTCTCTCCGACTTGCGAAGGCAGATGACGATGGATTCATTGGCCGGACGGCATATCATCCTGACTGGGGTCACCGAGACAAGACGAGGTCCCGGTGGTCCCCGTCCGACATTGAGTGGTTTCACCTCTTCAACCCGGATCCGGAGGTTATCCTGAACCAGGTAGAAGAAGCTGGCGGATGGGACAACTACAATGGCCAGATCCTCTACTTTTCCGGAGACTCCGAAGGCAGTCCCTCTTACCCGGTCCCCATCTTCATCGCTGAGATGACGGACATGAGAACTGAGGAAGCACTTGCCAATGTAGCCGGTAGAAACGCATGCTCCAACTTCTTGTCAGCTGGGATCTTGGTAGACATCAAGGACGAGACTCAAGATCAGTCCCAAGTCAATGAGACCCAGAAAGAGCTCAACAAGTTTCAAGGAGACGAGAACACTTCTCAACTGTGGTACATACAGTGCAAGTCCAAAGATGAGGTGCCCCAGTTCATAAGGTTCTCCGGGGAGAACTATGACAAAGCATTCGAAGTAACGCAGAGAGTCATCCCGGAAAACATTGGTCAAGCCTTCAAGCAGCCTCCCATTCTTCGAGCTGTTGACGTGGGGGCTAACTTTGGGGCTGATCTCATGACCAATGCCTACAAGTACTACAACTCTGTTACAGTACGGGAGCGTCAGCAGCTGGAGGAGACTTTCGTATCGATCTTTGAGTACTGGTGGGCTCCTTTGGAAAATCCCGACTTCGCTATTCAGTCTCTCACTTACAATGCCGGCGAGTCTATAGCAGACAGAATTGGCAAGGACAACATGACTCAGGTACTGGAGATTATCCGGGACCAGATGCTCTCCACTGTTCAGAAAAGAAACATGCTCAAGCTCATTTATGGGCTTTACGACGAGGAGATTATAAAACTCATGCCCGATGATACTCAACTCTAACGACCTTCGGAATGTTCGGCCGATAGCCGAGAACATCAACGATCCGGCCAGACTGGAGCCATACATCCGGGAGGCTGAGACTCTCAGACTGGTGGATGCCATAGGAGCCAATCTCTACAGATGGCTCGACGAGACAGACTTTTCCGGCCCCGGTCCTTTCCAATACGGGGACGTAACCATTACAAAAGATCAGTACACTGCCGCCATGGAAGGCGGGTATTATGATGGTGGCTGTTCCGGGGATGGTCGAAGCGAAGGACTCAAGATCGCCATTGCATACATTGCGTATTCCCGATTCATCGTCAACAATCCAATCAACCCCACTGCCTTCGGGGTGAGGTACAAAGATGGCGAATTCAGCACTCGAGTAGAAGACAACATCATCATCCGTAGCTCGAACGAAGCACGGAACATCGGGGAAGCCTACCTCGAGAAGGCTATAAATCACCTTAAAGCTCTGCGGTTACTGACTCCATGTACTGAATACAAGGAGTCCCCGTCTCGTAAAATGATTATAGGACGTAATAAATTATAAGTTTAACAGATATGGAGGAGGAAGTCATGAGAGCGGGAAAATGGATATGCGGGAGCATTGTAGGGTTTTGGGGGCTTTTAGCTCCGGTCCAGGTCCTTATCCTCTGTGTCTGTATTGCCATTATCGTCGACTTCATAACTGGAAATATTGCTGACTACAAACGTCACAAACGAGCCCATCAAAAATATGTGTTCAAAAGCGAGAAAATGTGGGACACGTGCTGGAAGTTGGGGCTCAGCATTATCGGTATTGGCATGGCCTACATGCTTGACGTGCATGTCCTCCCGAACTTGGGGGGTCTCAACCTTGCCAACTTCTTCGCTGCTTTTGTGGTCGGGACTGAGTTTTGGAGCTTTCTGGAGAACTCCGCAATCATTTCGGATCATCCCATATTCCGGGCTCTCCGGTCATACATGGAGAGATCGGTCAGCAAGAAAACTCAAATAGATTTTGAATGCCATGAAGACAAGTAAGTATTTTAAGCCCGAAGAATTCGAGCGATGCAATCCGTCTTGCTCCATCGAAGACATGGACCAGGACTTCCTCGATCTCCTGGATGACCTCCGGGAAAAGGCAGGCATCCCCCTCGTCCTCAATTGTGCTTATCGTTCCAAAGAACACGATAAGGCAAAAGGACGGTCCGGCAACAGTGCTCACACTCAAGGTGTGGCAGTAGACATCCGGTGTGCATCGGGCCCCAATCGGATGAAGATCCTCCGGGCAGCCATTGCATTGCGGATCCGGAGGATAGGCATCGACGGGAATTTTATCCACGTAGATGCTTCTAAAACCCTCCCGCAGGACACGATATGGACTTACTAAAGAGAGTACTCTGCACAATAGTTCTTGTAGGTATAGGCTTTATAATCGGGCGTAAAACAGTCGAGGAAAAGACCGTTATAAAGTACGTCGATTTACCCCCAATTCAGGGGGAGGTCAAAGTCCCGGATTTGGTTCCAAAATGGGAGGGTTTTAGGAATCCAATCAAATTGATATATATCTATAAGGGCCAGGAGGAAAAGGTTCCCCAAACACCCCCAGAAATCACAAATGGAGGGGGTTTTGGGGAGGACCAAAAGGAGGTGGATACTCTGGAGAGCGTAAAAAGGACAATATTGGACTGGAATACGACCAGGAAATACGCTGGAACATTCTTCAAAGATCCCAAAATTGGCCAATTTGACTGGGAGGCTACAGTCCAATACAACACTCTCCAGCATCTTACGTACAAGTATATCCCCGTCCGAGAACAGATCAAAGAAACGAGGTCCCAGAAATGGTCCCCCTTTCTGAGAGCTTCGGCTAACTCATTCGGGCAGGTTGGGGCTGGGGGAGGCATATATTACAGGAATTTCGGAGTAGATATATCCTATATGCGGGACTTCGAGCTGACCAGATCGGGGTATGAGATCGGCTTTAGCTGGAAATTTTAGGAAACTACTCCGTCCCGGGCTTAGGGGAGCCCGGGTTTTTTGTGTCTCCAAGCCGAGTGTATTGGCCCCCGTGGCAGTGACCAGCAGTAAACAATGAGAAACAATAATAAACAATGATTGTTTCTTCATAATCGATTGAATATCAATGAATTAGACCCCTGTAAACAATGTAAACAATAATTTAGGAGGAAAACCTGAATAGGGAATATGTGTTCTAATATTGGATAATAGTGTTCTTAAAGAGGATAAGACCCCCATAAAAAGGTTATATAGAAATCATTGTTTACATTGTTTCTCCGAGGGTGATTTTAGGGCCTAACCCATTGAGTGTCAACCACTTAGGTGAGAAACAATGGAAAATTTATTGTTTCTCTGCTATTTTTCCAGCATTTTATCGTAGTATTTGCAGCAGAAGTATTATATTTGTGATACAAACAAAAACAAACTACAATATGAAAACTATCACCTACACCAACAATCAAGGACTCGAACTCAAGATCAACAAATTCTCCTCCGGGCAGTTCAAATGGGCATTCAGCCTTACCTTCAACAACGGAGTCCACACCTTCTGCTACACCATGACGGAACTCAGGACCATCCTACTGAAAAACGGGATGACCAGGAAATGGGCAGCCAATGTAAAAGACAGGTTTGACCCCCTCACGGAGGAGCACGTACTTATTAATAGGTACAGGACCTCCGGGGGATCCGAGATGGAGGTCTTCATCACCAGCCGAATCCCGTTCGTAAATATGGTAGGAACCGGGTTGGACATGGGGTATATGAAATTCCAGCTCCTGGAGCATAAACTCAACCGCTACGGGTTCAAACAGTTTTAATTCCCGGGGCTCCAAAATAGGGGTCCCAACTTTTTTCTCATTTTTCAATCAAAAAATTTTTTACTTTAAAAAACTTTTCTTATATTTGCGATACAAACAAAAGGATAAGACAATGACAACTACAAATTACATTAATAGCAACGGTTTAGGACTTAAGGTTACCCAGCTTCCTTCGGGTGCTTTCGACCTCTATTTCAGCAACGGGTTCATCTCCACCTGCTACACAGAAGAGGAGCTCCAGGATCTCATCCAACGAAAAGGCTTTCAGAAATGTTGACCACATACATGAATCCTCAGCTAACCAGATTGGACGTAGTAACTACGGAGGACGGGTATCTGTTAACCCTCAATCAGGTAATGGAATTAAAAAAGCAGAAAATAGAACACGTAGAAGCATTCATTAAGGAACATAAATTCAAGCCAATTATTATGGAAAAAATCGAATGGAGCACTCCGGCACGGCCGGCAATCAGAGAAGACTATTTCTCAAGTCTCATAGGTCCCGAGGTTGAACCGGACAAAGTGGTGGAGCTTATAAACAAAATGCAGGAGCGAGTTAACAGTCTTGACGATGAAACAGTCAGTCATGTTTCTTCTGTTCTGTTGGAGATGGTCAAGGTAGTAAACGAAGCCACCGGAATGAGACAACTACTGACCAAACGCGAGGCTCTTCTCGTCTGCATGGGCTTCAAGACTGGCGAAGCATACGTCTGCGGTAAGTATGGAATTAACGAATAGTAAAACATGGAAGAAAAATTCAACTGGGACCTCCCGGCAGATCCGGACCCCAAATCGGACAACTATTATAACGGAATCGTATCCAAGGAGCTGAAAGACCCCAGCAATGTGGGAGAGGTTCTCCTCGGAGTTATTCACAGAGAATCAGTTACCAATCAGTCGGATTTTGTCAATGAGGGGATTCAGTCTATTCTTGACCAGTTTGGCATTAAAACCGACAAACCTCTCACAAGAAAGGAGAAGCTCCTGGCATTCATCGGATTTAAAGCTGGCTCAATGTGGGAGAAATTGGTGGAAGACCAAAGACAGTCAGAACCAGCTTCACCCAACCCTCTCGAAATTGTCATGATGGGACTTCTCAAAACAAACGGAAAAAAATGCTGATTTTATCGTAGTATTTACAGCAGAAGTATTATATTTGTAGTGTAAACAAAAACCTACACAACTATGAGAACAGTAAAATCGGTACTTATCGTCACTCGAATGGGATACGTGGAGGGAGTCTTCACTTCCTTCAGAGCTTTGGCTAACTCTCAAGGAGCCACTCGAATCAACATTGAAGGTGAGTATGAGCCTTACACTGAGACTGAATTGAAAGACATTGCAGCTAACGGTCAGACCTTCACTTACTTCGGCGAGAAATGCAGAATATCAGCAAGAACCTTAAACAAATAACTATGGAAAAGATTGAAAAATACGTAGTATTCAAGTACGAAGACGAGTTCGGGTTCCACTACATGGTAATGGACAAGCTTCCTGGGGAGGGACCTACAAACATGGAGCCCATCTCGTTCGAGAAGAAGATCAACCCCAACTGTACTCCTGGAGCCATCACTCAACAGCCGTTTTCAGAGGACGGAAAATCCGCCTATGTGCTCAGCTCAAAATTTGTCCCCGTGTCTGGTTGGTGGAACGACAAAGCCGAAGTTCGGGAATGGCAGGAAAGGACCCGGGTCTATAAGGCTCTCAAGGAGTTGAAGAGGAAAGGAGAGGACCTCAAGCTTGAGAAAGCCATTGAGCCTCTACGAGAAGTATATGCCCGGGTCAACCCCAGCAGGAGGAGCATATTTATTGCTCAGGTGGTCTACCTCCTCACCAAGTAAACATTTTTCATTAAAAAGATTGAAAAAATTTCAATATCGGGGGAAAATTGATTATATTTGGGATAAACAACATGGACAACACAATGACTATCAATCTCAGAGAATTAATTGAACAGAGGGGGCTCAGGCTTCAAGAAGTGGCAGAAATTCTGTTCCCAGATAACCGGTTCCCCCGAGCAGCTCTAAACCGGGTTCTCAACGGAAAAACCTTGTTGAATTCGGAGCAAGTCTCCCGTTTAGCAGCTTGGCTCCGTGTATCTGTCGACGATCTCTACAGAGGAGCATGGAACTCCGAGTTTAGAGGAGAGACATGTATTCTGACAAACGGGAACTACAGAGCCGAGTTATCGGTCAAAACGGGAGAGACGAAGGTGTTCCACCTCGGGTCCCTGTTTCATGAAACTGTTCTCCATGACCCGGCTATACCTCTCAGCAAGTACATTGAACTTCTGAACACCATAATCAAAAATCATCAAGCCAATGAAAGTAGAAATTAAGTTCGAGGCAAACCTCGAAGAAACTCAGGATCTCGAAATGGTCCGCAAGATCTGTCAGGTTATAGGAGCAAATCCCGTGACAGTTAAGACGACTGACGTCAAGAAATCAGTCCCTGCACAGGACGTGAAGAAGCCAGCTCCGGCTCCGGCTCCAGTCCCCAAAAAGACTGAGGAACCCGAACCTATGCCGATGGATGCGAACTCCTCTTTGGGTTCTGACCCCGCTGTCTCCATTCAGGACATCCGGACTCTCCTGGCAAGTAAGGTGGACAACCACCGCGAAACCATCCGGGCAAAGCTCACTGAACTGGGAGCGAAGAATGTGACTGGACTGGATGCCCGAAACTACGACGCGTTCTACGAATTCCTCAAAGACCTTGCGTAATGGGAACCCCGAATCATTCATCTCGTAAGCACGCCATGCTTTCGGCATCAAAGGCAGACCGGTGGATCAACTGCACCCCCAGTGCCAGACTGGAGGAAAAAGTTGAGGAAACCGGTAAGCCTTCCAAGTATGCCGAAGAGGGTACTCTGGCTCACGAGATGGCAGAATGTTACCTCCGAGCGAGGTTCCGCATAACGCCTGTTGACGTTACGTCTGCTGAACTCAGGAAGCTGAAGAAGAGTGACCTCTACACTGAGGCCATGGATGAGCCCGTAATGGCTTATTGCCAGTACGTAACGGACCAATATACGGAAGCTCTGCGGAAAACCAAAGACGCTCTCGTTCTCTTGGAGGAGCGACTGGACTTCTCGGCTTGGGTCGAACAAGGATTCGGCACTGGAGACGCTTGCATTATCGCTGACGGGGTCATGGAGATCATAGACCTCAAGTTTGGCACTGGCGTGCCGGTTTTCGCTGAGAACAATGCTCAGTTGATGCTGTATGCTCTTGGGGCATTGTCCAAATTTGAAATGGTCTACGACATCAACATGGTGAAGTTGACTATAGTCCAGCCCCGGCAGGAGCGAATCTCGTCATGGGAGATTACCCCAGAAGACCTCTACAAATGGGGTGAGGAGGTAGTGAAACCCAAAGCAGCTCTTGCTTACTCCGGGGAGGGGGAACTCCAAGTCGGGCACTGGTGCAGGTGGTGTAAAGTCAAAGCTTTGTGTCGCAAGATGGCAGACCACAATCTGGACTTGGCCAAACACGAGTTCAAAGAGCCCGAACTCCTGACCACTGAGGAGCTCGCTCAGATTTTTGAGCAAGCCCCCATGCTTCAAGAATGGGTAAATGCTGTATCTGAGCACCTGCTCTCCAAAGCCATATCGGGCGAGAAGATCCCTGGGTATAAGGTGGTCGAAGGAAGGTCAATACGGAAATGGACTGATGAGAATGCAGTTCAGGAAGTTCTTACCGCATGCGACTACACCCCGGATCAGTTCCAAGTTGTCAAACTGGCCGGAATCCCGGCAATCGAGAAGCTCCTCAAAAAGGACTTCGATTCACTGGTCGGGGACCTCGTCATCAAAGCTCCTGGCAAACCCACTCTCGTCCCCGAGTCTGACAAGCGTCCGGCAATGGGAATTGAACAGGCAAAACTCGATTTTTCTAATAACTAAACTTCACAACTATGAGTGCAACAACCAAAGTAGTAACCGGCAAAGTCCGGTTCAGTTACGCCAACGTATGGGAACCCCGGGCGATGGAGGGTTCCGACCGAGCAAAATACTCGGTGTCCATCCTCATCCCGAAGACTGACTCGGCAACTCTGTCTCGGGTCAAGGAGGCCATCGACACGGCTCTCAAAGAAGGCATCGCCAAATTGGGCGGCAAGATTCCCCCGACGTGGAAGAACCCCCTCCGTGACGGGGACACCGAAAGACCGGACAATCCGGAGTATGCTGGGCACATGTTCGTCAATGCCAACTCGGACAACCGTCCTGGCATCGTGGACGTCAACCTCAACCCCATCATCGAAAGAGAGGATTTCTACTCCGGATGCTATGGCCGGGCGTCGATCAACTTCTACGTTTTCAACACGAATGGCAACAAAGGCGTTGCTTGCGGGCTGAACAACCTCCAGAAGTTGGCTGACGGAGAACGTCTCTCCGGGGGATCTTCGGCAGAAGAGGACTTCGGCCAGAACCCGTGGGACGACGACCTTATGTAGGTTGGTATGCTGGGTCTTATTCGGGATTAGGGGTTCGAATCCCCGCCCAGCAACAAATTTAACAATAATTAACATGCCGAGACGCTTATATTTCGATACGGAAACGTATAGCCCGGAGGACATTAAGTCCACGGGCGCCTATAAATACATAGAATCGGGGGGCTTTCAGCTCCTTATAGTGTCTTTCGCCTTTGACACCTCTCCCGTTCAGGTGATTGATCTGGCCAAAGGAGAGGAGCTCCCCGACTATTTCATCTCCGCTTTAACTGATCCGGGGATTGAGAAATGGGCTCATAACGCTGTATTTGAGAGACTCGTATTTAAGCGTATAGGACTACCTATCCCGATCGATCAATTATATTGCTCAATGACCAAAGCAGCCTATTGCGGACTGCCTTTGGCTCTGGATGAACTCTCCAAGGCGTTGGTCCTCGGGGAGCACGGGAAGAAGTCGACCGGTAAAGCTTTAATCCGGTTTTTCTGTTCCCCGTGCAAGCCAACTAAGTCCAACGGGATGAGGACTCGGAACATGCCGGACGACGACCCGGACAAGTGGAACGAGTTCAAGACGTATGCCGAATATGACGTGATTGCCGAACGCGACATCGTGGAACAGCTGGACCAATTCCCATTCCCGGAGTTCGAACGTCGGAACTACCTCGTAGACCAAAGCATCAATGACCGGGGAATTCTGATAGATCTCGATATGGCCGGGAACGCCATCTCTTTCGATGAGGTATACACGGAGGAGATGACCGACCGGATGAAGGAACTGACGGGCTTGGATAACCCGAACAGCTTGGCCCAGTTGAAGACGTGGCTCAGCACTAATTTCGGACTCAACTTCCCTGCACTGGGAAAGCCCGAAATCCTCGAATATCTGAAAAACAATCCGGAGGCTCCCGATCTGGTCAAGGAGGTTCTCGCTGGTCGGCTTGCACTGTCCAAGACCTCAACTAAGAAGTACATTGCTATGCTCAATTGTGCTGCCAAAGACCAGAGAGCTCACGGGTTATTCCAGTTTTACGGAGCCAACAGAACAGGACGTTGGTCGAGTCGAATGATTCAGCTCCAGAATCTCCCCCAAAACCACATGGAGGACTTGAGTCTTGCTCGGAGCATGGTGGAGAAGGGAGACTACGACCTCATCGAAATGTGTTACGACAGCATTCCGAATGTCCTTTCGGAGCTCATTCGAACAGCATTCATAGCCCCGGAGGGGAAAATGTTTGCAGTAGCCGACTTTAGTGCTATTGAGGCCCGGGTCCTGTCCTGGTTAGCCCAGGAGAAATGGCGACTCGACGTCTTCAACACCCATGGCAAGATCTACGAGGCATCAGCATCACTCATGTTCGGGGTCCCGATTGAGCAGGTTACGAAAGGATCGGACCTCAGACAGCGTGGTAAGACGGCAGAATTGGCACTCGGATATGAGGGATCGGTCAACGCAATGGAGAAGATGGACAAGGAGAAGAAGCTGTCCAAAAAAGAAATGTATTCCATTGTAGCTCTTTGGCGCCGGGCCAATCCTAAAATTGTTGAGCTTTGGGCTGAGGTGAACGAGAAGGCCATTGAATGTGTCCAGACCAGGAAAACCAAGAAGGTAAGTTGCCTCGTCTTTGAACATGACGGGACCAATCTGACAATAGCCCTCCCAGCGGGGAGAAAATTATACTACAGAAATCCCCGGGTGAGACCCAACAAGTTCGGGCAGACTGGCATTGTCTATGACGGCATGGTCCAGTCCGTAGGATGGACTGAGGTAGAGACTTACGGGGGCAAACTGGTGGAGAACATAGTCCAGGCAATCTCCCGGGATCTTCTCGCCGAAGCAATGTACAGACTAAGCATTATGAAAGACTTCGAAATAGTAATGCACGTCCATGATGAAGCCATTGCAGAGGTAGACGAAGACCGAGCCGGGGATTGTCTGGAAACTATGTGTAGAGTTATGGGGGAGGACCTCCCTTGGCTGAATTGCTTGCCAATGGGGTTGCCTCTCAAAGCAGACGGATACGTTACTAAATTTTATAAGAAAGACTAATGACATACGACGGGGAACTTGATATTGCAATCGGACTGAGTGCAAGATCAAAAGTATGGAGCAACAAGAAACTGAAATGGTCTGAATTGGTCAGTCGACTCAGGGAGGAGAACAAGACCACTGAAACATTCAAGGAGTTTGTTTCTGCAAGCAAGGAGGACCAGCTTAAAATAAAGGACGTAGGCGGATATGTCGGGGGCTACCTGAGAGGAGGCAAGAGAAGTCCGGCCAATGTGGTCCACAGACAGCTGATGACCCTCGACTTAGACTTTGCCCACAAAGACCTCTGGGATGACTTTACTCTCCAGTTTGACAATGCAGCTGTTCTGCATGGGACTCACAAACACTCGGATGCGTCTCCCCGGTACAGACTAATAATGCCACTGAGCAGAGAAGTCACGGCTGATGAGTATGTGGCTATAAGCCGAAAAATTGCCGGGATAATCGGCATAGACCTTTTCGACAATTCAACTTTCGAGACCAACCGACTCATGTTCTGGCCTTCTACGCCGAAGGACATGGACTACTACTTTAGGGTTCAGGACGGCCCATGGATTGATGCTGACGAGATCCTCAACTCCTATGCCGATTGGAAGGACTCATCACTTTGGCCCACAGCTTCGTCCCGTTTCGAAGCTGTAGACAGAGCCGTTAAGAAGCAGGAGGACCCAACAGTAAAAAGGGGTCTCATAGGAGCGTTCTGTAGGACGTACTCCATACCCGAAGCAATAGAGACTTTTCTCTCTGACACCTATGTCCCATCAGCATTGGAGGGCCGATACACTTACACAAAAGGAAGTGCTTCGGCTGGTCTTATCGTGTATGAGGACAAGTTCGCTTATTCCCATCATGGAACTGACCCGTGTGGGGGTAAACTTTGCAATGCGTTTGACTTGGTCCGCATACACAAATTCGGCCACCTTGACGACAAGGTAAAGGATCCCTCGTCGAAGTTGCCAAGTGTGTCAGCAATGGAGGAGTTCGTACGCAATGACCCCGACACTAAGACCACCATTGCCAACGACCACATCAACAGTGCCAAGTACGAGTTTGCCGATCCAGAACATGACCGGACTCAGGAAGAAGTAGTCGAAAAGGAGGTTGACCCGGAGGCTGAGAGCGTCGAGTGGATGAAGGAGCTGGAGGTTGATACTCGGGGAGCGTACCTCTCGTCGGATGCCAACCTCAACCTCATATTTGCAAACGATCCCCGGTTCAAAAGACTGTTCAGACAGAATGATTTCGACGGGAAAAGGTACGTTTTCGGGAATCTCCCGTGGCGTCGGGTTGTTAAGCCGGAGCCCGTCAAGAACGTAGACTATTCCGGGGTCAGGAACTATCTGGGTTGCGTATATGGAATAACATCCTCGCTAAAGATCGACGATGCCATGGCTCTGGAATTTGAACGCAACCACTTCCACCCGATTCTGGACTACCTCAATGGTCTCAAATGGGACGGGGTCCAACGGGTAGACAAACTCCTGATTGACTACATGGGGGCTGACGACAACATCTACTCTCGCGAAGCCATCCGCAAGATGCTGGTTGGAGCAGTTGCCCGAGTTATGAACCCGGGAGTCAAATTCGACCTGGTGCTAATGCTCGTAGGTCCTCAAGGATCCGGCAAAAGTACGTTCATCAAAAAATTGGGAAAATCCTGGTTTAGCGACACATTCCTGACAGTTCAAGGAAAGGAGGCTCTCGAGCAGATCCAGGGGGCATGGCTCATTGAAATAGCTGAGCTCTCCGGTCTCCGCAAAGCGGAGGTTGAGTCAGTGAAGCATTTCATATCTAAGTCTGAAGACTCATTCCGACCAGCGTATGCCAGAACTTCTGAGATATATCCCCGGCAATGCGTCTTTTTCGGCACCACCAACGACAGAGAATTCCTGAGAGACCCCACTGGCAACAGACGCTTCATGCCAGTGGACGTGGTCCCCAACAATGCCAAAAAAGACGTGTTCATGGAACTGGACGACGAGATAGACCAGATATGGGCTGAGGCAGTTGTCCTGTACAAATCCAAGGAGAAACTCTATTTGAGCCATGAAGCCGAGAAAATAGCCAAAAATGAGCAAAGCTCGCACAGCGAGTCGGATGAACGGAAAGGCATCATTGAGGCGTACTTGGAACGTCAACTCCCGGACAACTGGGACTCAATGGACCTCTACCAGAGAAGAGACTTCCTGGTCGATGAGTTAAACCCCAAAGGGACCACCCCCCGAGACTACGTGTGTGTTGCTGAGATATGGTGCGAATGTCTTGGGCGGAACAGGGAGGACATGGACCGGTATAAGACCCGAGAAATCAATGACTTGTTGAAGAGCATGCCCGAATGGGAACCGTGCAAGTCTACTAAAAATTTCCCCATTTATGGAAAGCAAAAATACTACGTGCGAAAACTCGATTGAGAAACGGCTCGTCACTGAGGTGGAGAGAGTTGGTGGCTGGTGTTTGAAACTCCCCGCAATTCACAATGCTGGCCTCCCTGACAGGCTCTGTCTGTTCCCCGGTGGCGAAGTCGTTTTCGTTGAGTTGAAAGCATTCGGCAAAAAGCCCAGAAAAATCCAGACATTAATGCACCAGAAACTGAAAGCAATGGGCTTTCGAGTCGAGGTGATAGACACGACCATGGGTTGTAAAATGTTAGCATTGGAATATGACCGAAAATGATCTCCATCAATACCAGCTACAAGCTGTTGACCACATAGTAAGCCACACGCACTGTGCTCTGTTCCTGGACATGGGATTGGGTAAAACAGTGTCTACTTTGACCGCCATCAATGAACTCATGTTTAAAGAGGTTGAGGTCCGGCGGGTATTAGTCATAGCTCCCAAAAGAGTAGCCGAATCAGTCTGGACCCAGGAGGTCGAGAAATGGGACCATTTGAAGCACATTAAAGTGTCTCGCATCATCGGAACAGAACGTCAACGTCGTGAGGCTCTTGCCAAGAAGGCAGACATATACACCATCGGGAGAGACAACGTGGCTTGGCTATGCGGGCTATACGGGGGATCCTGTCTACCATTCGACATGGTGGTGATAGACGAGCTCAGCAGCTTCAAGAATCCCAAGTCCATCCGATTCAAAGCTCTTAAGCACGTTCAGGCTTCCATCTCCCGCGTGGTAGGATTGACTGGTACCCCGGCACCCAACGGGCTCATGGATCTTTGGGCCCAAATGTACCTCCTGGACCGAGGAGAGCGCTTGGGCAAATATATATCCCACTACCGAGACAACTACTTTAAGCCTGGTCGTAGAAACGGGCACATTGTGTATTCGTACGATATATCCAAAGAAAGCCAGGAGCGGATATATTCAAAGATAGGGGACATCTGCATGAGCATGAAAGCTAAGGATTACCTGGATCTCCCGGAGCGCATCGACAACATAGTCGAGATCCAGATGCCCCCGGAAATCCAAAAAGCTTATGATTCTTTCGAGGAGGAGCAAGTTCTCAGCATGATCGATCAGCTCGGAGACTCCGTGGAGATTCCGGCGGTCAATGCAGCAGCTTTGTCCACGAAACTGCTCCAGTTTGCCAATGGAGCAGTATACGACGAGAACAGAGTGGCTCATGAGGTGCACACGTTGAAGATCGAAGCCACGAAGGAACTCATTGAGGACGCCGGGGGACAGTCAGTTCTCATCGGTTGGACATTCCAGCATGACCGGGACCGACTCATGAAGGCTCTGGCCAAGTATAAGCCCCGGGAACTCAAAACCGAGAAGGACATTATCGACTGGAATGCTGGCAGAATTCAGGTTCTTTTGATGCACCCGGCTTCCGGGGGCCATGGGCTCAACCTTCAAGCCGGAGGACACCGCATCATCTGGTTTGGGCAGACCTATTCTCTCGAGCTGGAGCAACAATTCAATGCTCGGCTTGACCGACAAGGACAGAAGGAGGTCGTGATAGTCAATAAACTGGTATGCTCGAAGACAGTGGACCAGGACGTCATAAGAGCCCAGAAAGCGAAGACCCGGGGGCAGGATGCTCTCATGGAAGCTGTAAAAGCGAGGGTCGAAAAATATCTGAAAAAATATCGTAAAACATCGTAGTATTTGTCGCAGAAGTATTATATTTGTGATACAAACAAAACGATAACACTATGAACTACGAAAACAAACATCGAATCGAAAGTCTGGCAAAAGCCGCTTGTCCCAACAACAAAAAGGTCTCGGTCATATTCCGAAGCAAAGAGAACAAGTTATCCGACCGGCCCAACGCTTTCATAGTAACTGTCGGGAAGAAGGGCTACACCTCAGTTAGACAGTCGAACTACTGGGCAGTAGACACAGTCAACTCCTGCAAAGACTACTCCGACCAGGAGCTCGCCCAGATATTGAACACGATAACCAAAGACCCCGGGTCCCTCCGATTCTTCGGCTATCAGGATGCTAAATTCGTAAATTACAAAGGTGAAGAAGTAGAGGTTTAGCCTCTACTTTTTCCCCCGTTTTATCGTAGGAATAAGAATATTTTTCGTATATTTGTAGTACAAACAAAAGGACAATGAAACGATATTACTACGAATTAATGGACGAGGATTACAACAGCTACGAAGCAGCTATCCCCGACGGAAGAATCAAAGTCAGAGCCATTGCTCAAGCAAAGCGAGCAATGAGAGACTTGGGGATCCGAAGGGCTCTACTGGCAGTCAATAGCATGAGGACCTCCAACATATTGGACATAATCACAGTCGAATTGGATTGAAATAATTTCAATTTTTCTGGTGAAAAATTTTTTTAATTGGACATTTTTTCTTACTTTTACACTACACTTAACAACTAAACATTATGGAAAAGTTTATCGAAAAGTACAAGAGCTACAGCACGAAGGTTCTCCAGAAGCTGGCAAAGGTCAAGACGGGCGATGAGCTCGACGTCATCAACTCTATCCTCGCATCGAGGGGAGCATCCCAGGAGCATCCGGCAGAGGAGGGCGCTGTCTACAACGCCACCGAAACGGAAGAGTACAAAGCCGAGAACGGCATCAAGGAGAACGACGAAGTCGCCGAGGAGAAGCCGAAAAAGGCTCGCAAGGCAAAGACCCCGAAGGAACCCAAGGAACCTCGCCCGTTGAAGAAGGAGGTATCGGCTGAGGAGGCCCAAGCCAATCTCGAGAAGGCCAAAGCCAACATCGGCCGCTTCTGCAAGTTCATCTGCACGAAGACCAAGGAGCAGACCGACGGCATCATCATCGGAGTTCGTCTCGACCCCCGCAACAACTTCATCCAGTACCGAATCAAGACCAACGACGGTCACGTCTGGGGCAAGGGCATCGACTCGAAGGACCTGGAGCTCGGCGAGATGGCACCGGTTCCCGAGGAGAAGCCGAAGCGCGGCCGGAAGAAGGCTGACGAGGCAGCTCCCGAAGCAGCTCCCGAAGCAGCTCCCGAAGCAGCTCCCGAGGCAGAACAGAACGAGCCGGAGAACGCACCGGCTGAGGAGTAAGTCAGAACTCCTCGCCAAGTGGAGCCGTCACTCCACTTGGCACCCCGGAGTGGTACAGGAGGGTTCGAGTCCCTCCCCGGGGACTAACCTATATACTAAAAATCATGAGTAACATACTTAAACACGCTGACCAAATCATCAATGAGCGGTCGGAGGAGAAGGAGAGACAATACGGACCATTCATGGAATGCAACCAGAAGGCCGCAGAGATCGCCTCGATCATTACCGGTAAGCCTCTGACCGCTCTTGACGTGTCTTGGGTCCAAGTGGCAGTGAAAATGGCACGTGAATCCAATGCACACAAGGAGGACAATCTCCTTGACATGGTAGCCACAATCGGGGCCATCAACAACGAACTCGAGGAACCCAAGCCGTTAAAAGCTCCGGGGGTAGTACCTACGTACTTCTCAACCATTTCGGAGGCTGTGGACTTCATCCGGATCAGTCCCATCGAGGTGCATGAGATCAAACATGTTCTCACAGAAGAGGGACGCAGAATAGCTGTATATTACTCTCACAAAGAAGATCCGGAACAGTACAATCCATTCTCAAACATCAAGCCATGAATACACAAGACTTTAAGCCATTCATTAAGAGCTGGGAAGAGATTTATGCCCTCCAGGGGGAGCTCCAGCTCATGTACAGGCCATACTTCAAGGAGCGCATCGCGAACTTTGACATCAACACTTTGGAGGATCAAGAACTATTCAAGAAACTCTGTTGGCAGATTGTCGAGGAACTCGCTGAGGCAAAGGAGGCTATCGAGGAGGAACTCGATGGCGAGCACTTTGATGAGGAGCTGATTGACGCATTCAACTTCATGTTGGAGCTTTACCAGCTTTATGGCATGACTCCCACTTTCGACTGGACGCTGCCTAAATGGGCACAGGTTCTGGAAGACGAAGATTTTGCGGGAGATCTGCTTACCTTAATCGGAAACATCGGCATGACAGCAAACTGTCTCAAGAACAGAGAGTGGAGACAATCTCAGTACATGGTTGACTTGGTAGTTTTCGAGGACCGGCTCAAGTGGATATGGACTTACTTCGTCATAATGTTCGAGCATTTGGGTCTCTCAGAGACTCGAGTCAAAGAGCTCTGGTCGTTGAAGTATCAAGTAAATCTGTTTCGCATTAAATCCAAATACTGATATGGGTAGAATATTTAAAGACTGTTTCGAAATGATCCGGGAGATGGATCGGGAGCTCAAGGTTTCCGGCATCACGGTCCCGGTCAACCATTACCAAAACCAAGAACTCAGCGGGGACGACCGGCTCACCAAGGAACTCATCGGAGTGAGCTTCGTCATCTCAAAGCCGTATCTCGGCAAACGCGAGATGCTCGACTTTATGTTCAAAGACGAGGCCGAGCTCATCGAGAAGTATTGCCGAGCAGAGCTCTCCGACCGGCTTGACCGAAACGGAGTAAATCCCGGTAAGAGCTGGGAGATCCGCCGGGACTTGTGGCAGAAGCTGGTGAGCAAGACTCGTCAGGAGGGTCGCTTCGACTACACCTACTCGGAGCGTCTTCACATTTTTCACAAGGGACCCGAAATACACCAGTTGGACAATGTCATCATGACTCTCCGGGACGACCCGCACTCCAGACGAGCAATGGTCATGATCTTCGAGCCGGAGGACACCAGGGCAACAGCCGGGGCTTTGACCCGAGTACCTTGCTCCGTCAGCTACCAGTTCCTCATCCGAAACAATCGGCTCCACGTGATATATTACATTCGGAGCAATGACTTCTTCAAGCACTTCGCAATTGACATCTGGTTGACGGAGGCCATGATGGACTACGTGTTCAACATCCTAGCAGTCACCTACCCCTCTCTCAGGAAGGGCTCTCTGCATTACTTCGCTGGGTCCCTCCATGCATACAACGAAGATCTCTCCAAATGGGTAATCTATTAAGTTATGACTATCGATGAAGCAAGAGCTAAAGCTCATCAGCAATATGACGATTGCATGTTCTGTCCGGGATGCTCGAAGCTCCTGACTGGGCTCCACATGGGGAGCCAGTGCTACACCAACTGGATTGAGAAAAAGGCACAACAGATCCTCGAAAATTCGAAGAAAAGACATGACAGGAGGAAGTGAGGAGCCCATCATCATTGGGCTGGCAATAGCAGTAATAATCGGAATAGGGATCATTTGTCTCATGGACGCTCTCAGAAACAAACTCAAGTGATATGTGCGGAATAAGTATAGCAAGAAGGGCTAACGCCATTGACCAGATCAAGCATCGGGGCATCGAGTCCAGACAGATTGCAGAAGGGGGATGGTTCCTCGGTCATGTCCGTTTGCCCATTCAGACTGAGCCAGGGGATGACCTGGCTCAGCCCATAAAACTGGCAGGAGACAACGGATGGCTCCTTTACGTCGGGGAGATCTACAACTATCCTACGATATATTCCAGCGACGTCGAGTACCTCCGCGACCTGTTTGGATCCTCGTGTCTCGAAGACATCATCTATGAAGCCAACAACTGGGATGGCATGTGGGCAATATGCTGGTACAGGAAGGGTCAAATTATTGCTTTCACCGACCCTCTCGGAAAGAAGCAACTCTACTACAACCAATACGGGGAGATCTGCTCAGAGATAACTCCATTGGTGTCGGACTTCCGAGACTTCGACCGGTACTATCAGTCGGAAGTGTTCAAATGGGGCTACAACTGGGATGACCGGACTCCGTGGAACACAGTTAAGCGCATCATGCCGAATACTGTCTATTCCTTCGATGACATGAAGGTGAAGCCCACCATTATCCGGAGGAACTACTACAGATGGGGGATCGGGGAACGGAGTCATTTAGCCAAATCCGAGTTCGCCGAAGTCCTCCGGGGCTTGGTCGAGAGGTCCGTAAAACGCCGGGCAATGTACTCTAAAGTCCCGGTCGGGGCTTTGGTTTCAGGAGGACTGGATTCGTCCATAATTGCCTCTATTCTTCATCGAATGGGCCTGGGGGTTAATCTCTATATGGTGGAGAATAATGAATCAAAATTTGGCATGCTATTGTCCGAATTTTTGGGGGTTTCTATCACCTCTCTTGGCCCTATCCCCGATGATGATTGCCTGGAGAGGTGTCTCCGCTACAACGAAACCCCCATCGACTTGGGCTCCATGATCCCCCAGTTCAGATTGATGGAGAAGGTCAAGGAGAAGGTCATCCTGACCGGGGATGGAGCTGACGAACTATTCGGGGGATATCGCCGAGTCGATGACTACGACTCCCAGCTCTCAGACGTGTTCCAGGAACTTCCGTTCTACCACATGCCTCGGCTTGACCGGGCTTCCATGCGGAGCACAGTTGAACTCCGGTCACCATTCCTGGGGCATGACGTTGTCAGGTTCGCTCTCCGTTTGCCCCGGGAGGACAGAACTCACAAGCGCATTCTCAAAGATGCTTTCAGCGACGTCCTGCCTCAGGAGATTCTCGACCGACCCAAAGAGCCTCTCAAGTGCCAAAGTATACGGCAGGACCCGATGGCGTACCGCAAGAAGTGTCACGAAATATTCTACAACTTATGGCAATAGCTATTGGATATTACCGGGTATGGTTTAAAGAAGATGACTCCAACACGGAGGCTCAGTGGTTCAAAATGACGCTCCGGAATGGGTCCATTAGACCTTCCATACGTTCCATAAGTCGGGAAGAGGCTCTGTGGTGGATCAAGTCACGAAAAATGAAAGACGTCACCCCCGGAAATCCCGCGGGCAAGATATTTGAATCGGATGGTCAACCGTTCAAGAAGGCATTCCAGGAGCTGCCTCTTCACACTCGGTATAATTTCATAGAAGGAGCATCACTCTCATCAGGCACAACACACCGAGCTCGTCTCGAAAAATATTTTAAAAAATGAAAATCGTAAAAGTAAGAAATGTCAAGACCCCGACCAGAGGAACGGGTCTGTCCGCCGGGCTGGACTTCTACATCCCGGAAGACTTCGAAGCCAAACAGATCCGGCCGGGCGAAAGCATCAACATTCCGTCCGGGATCAAAGCTCAAATTCCCCGGGGGTGTGCCCTCATCATGTTCAACAAGAGCGGTATTGCCACCAAGCACCAGCTCCAGGTCGGAGCCTGCGTGGTTGACGAAGACTACCAAGGAGAAATCCATCTGCACGTCATGAACGTCGGCAAGGAGATCGTCATCCTCAAGCCGGGCATGAAACTGGTTCAGGGTTTGGTGATGCCGGTCTTATACGTCGGGGTGGAAGTTCTCGAGTCGGAGGCCGAGCTTTTCCCGCAATCGACTGAAAGAGGACAGGGGGGCTTTGGGTCCACGGGGGAATAGGTCCCCCGGCCCCAAAAGTTGATGGTTTTATTGTTTCTTTGTTTACAATTTTTCCATGGCCCCGGCCCCAAAAGTTGGTCAAACCATTGTTTCATTGTTTACAAATCAGGGGGACTCCCGGCCCCAAAAGTTGATAAAATCATTGTTCCATTGTTTATTGGCAAAAATCTCGACAGCCCCTCCCCTAAAATCCGGGGGACCCCTATTGTTTATTGTTTATTGTTCCAATGGAAAGAATCCCAAATCATTGATAATCAATCACTTAAATTAAAACAGCAGTAAACAATGAGAAACAATAATAAACAATCATTGTTTCTCGATAATCGATTGAATATCAATGATTTAGGCCCTTGTAAACAATGTAAACAATAATTTAGGAGGAAAACCTGAATAGGGAATATGAGGGAAATTATGACCAATTTAGGAAATGAAAAATCACAAAATAGAGTGCACAGAAATATTGTTTACATTGTTTCTCGGGAGGAGAATTGGGGACCTAATCAATTGAATATCAATCACTTAGGTGAGAAACAATAAGAAATTTTATTGTTTACTACTGGTCAAATATTGTTTATTATGGAAAAAACTGAGAAATTGGGGCTACCCCCAACTGGGAAACTTGGAGTGTTCCGGCGATGGCTGGGAATCTACTCAAAAGAGGAGCGGGAGGTCCTGGACTACGCCCGCAAATTGAAAGAGACCACCATGCAAATAGCACGGGGTCAGCTGACTCTGTTACTCCGTCCGGAATGGATGCGGCACGAGGACTGGGTTGAGGTCCGCAAACTACAAAACAAATTAGAAAGGAGTCGTAGAAAATGATTGCAATTTACCTGTTGGCCATCATCGGTCTGTTCGCTGTTATCGGGGGAATTCGCCAATGGTGGATCAGTCCCAAACGGAAATTGAGCCGATCCATCAAGCAGATGGAGAGAGCGGAGAGACGGATCCAAAAGTTCAAAAAGAAGTCGTAGGCGAGCAGAATTGGTCCAGTAGAATTGGTAGAGTCAGTAGAACTGGTAGAGTCAGTAGAACTGGTAGAGTCAGTAGAACTGGTCCAGTAGAACTGGTGCCAAATTGGTCCAGTAGAAATTGGTGCCAAATTGGGCCTTCTCTCGACCCACAAATACTGGATGGCACTCGCCTGCGCGAAAATAAAAATTTTTAAGAATGAAAGCAAAACACTTTAAGCAGCTCGGGAAGAACTGGGCTTTATACTCGGAGATTAATACCAAGTACTGTAATTGGACCCCCTCCATCGCCACGGTCCACGAAGGTATGATTTGGCCGAACGGTATTTCGGTCAAGTTCCTGTGGTTCGGTGTGACCCTCATTCGCGTAAGCGAATAAATTAAAGATCCCCGGGGCCAAACACTCCGGGGATTGTTGTGCAGAAATAAATTTTTAATTTGTATAAGGTTTGATTATATTTGAGGCATGGCACGAAGTACATATAAAATGAGTCCGCTCGCCTATATGGAGGAGGGACAGAAAAGGCGAGACGCCGGAGAATTTGTAAAGCCCACCGATGCGGAGGAGCTTTATTTTGCATTCATCGAGTATTGCAAATTCATGCAGGATAACTATTTCTCCCAGGCTCACAAGAATAAGAATGGCGAAGACTGCAGCGTCTACATTTCCCGCCCGATGACCATCGAATCATTTAGGCTGTTTGCTGGACTCAATCCTGTTGAGTACGGGGAACTCACGGGAGACCCGGTAGCAGCTGCAATTGGGGGCACCATCGAGGACGCCATCAATTCTCAGCAGATTGAGGGAGCACTGGTTGGCAAGTACGCTGCCAGCCTTATCCAGGTACTTCAAGGACGCAAGACCAATGTCAACCTGACGGGAGGCATCACTCTCGAGCAGATAACAGGAATGGAAGTAAAATAAAATGGGACGCCGGCTTCAATTTGACACCAAAGGCAACGAGAAGCAGAAGGAAGTGGCTCGGTTATGGCTTGATGACTCAGTCACTGACATTCTGTATGCTGGCACGAAAGGTGCTGGCAAATCGTACCTCGGGTGTTCCTTGATAGCCGGCGATGCCCTCACCTATCCGGAGACATTTTATTTTATTGCGCGTAAGACGGCCGCTGACTTAGTCCGGTACACTATCCCGTCTCTCTACGAGGTATTCGCCCACTGGGGCATCACGGAGAACTACTACCATTTCAATGGCCAATACAACTTCTTCGAACTGTACAACAAAAGCCGCATCTACCTGATCGACGCCAAGTACAACCCCAGTGACCCCATGTACGAAAGGTTCGGCTCCATGCAGATGACTCGGGGATGGATCGAAGAAGGTGGCGAGTTTATCCGCGAGGCGAAGACCAACCTCCAGGCTTCCATCGGGCGTTGGAAGAACGATGTCTATAAGCTGTCTCCCAAACTCCTCATCACTTGCAACCCGTCCAACAATTTTCTCTTTACGGACTATTACAAGCCATGGAAGGAGAACAAGCTGCCTCCTTGGCGTCGGTTCGTCAAAGCTCTCCCCCAGGATAACAAGACTCTCCCGGAAACGTACATTGAAGGACTTCTCCGGAACCTGACCCAGTCGCAGATCGAGCGACTGGTCTTTGGCAACTGGGAGTATGACGATGACCCGAATTGGCTGGTCGACTATGATGCAGTGTGCGACATGTTCAGCAATGAGTTCGTACTCCCGACGGGCAATCGGTTCATTAGCACTGACCTTGCCGGGAAAGGACGAGACAGTTGGGTGGTTGGAACCTGGGACGGCATGGTCTGTCGGATCCCCATCGCCAAAGGCTTCTCGGAAGGCAAGGAGATGGAGGAGAAGATCGCTAAATTGGCCACCGGTCTGAAAGTCCCCCGGTCCAGCATCGTCTCTGACGCTGACGGACTTGGGTTCTACTTGGAGAGCTACCTGAAAGGCATCCGGGAGTTTCATGGAGGACAGTCAGCCATTGACTCCAAGACGTACAACAACATCAAGTCGGAGTGCGCATTCAAGCTGGCGGAGCTCATCAACAAGCGCCAGATCCACATCATCTGCTCTCCCGAAGTTCAGGAGAAAATCAAGCAGGAGATGACGGTACTCAAGTCCAAGAACACGAACTCCGCTGAGCAGAAGCGAGAGCTCATCTCCAAGGACACCATGAAGCAGCTCCTCGGAAGGTCACCGGACTTCCTGGACATGCTCATCATGCGAATGATATTTGAGATCAAGCCGAAGGCGACTGGCATGAAGTCCGCCAAAATAATAATCCCCACAAAACGATGATACTGGACATCATAACCCTCATCCGCGACATGGTCAAGATGGTCAATCCTCTGGCCGTTTTTGAGTGTGACCAGGCTCGAATGCTGAATGTCAAAGTAGACACGATGGAAAGATTCGTAACAGACTCGGATGGCAATCGGACCTCGTCCGACTTCGTCTATGTCGAGGAGCCCACCACTGGCTACTATGATATTCCTTACAGAGGGCACCAGAAGCAAAGGACCATCATGCAGATATACTTCTGCAAATTCGAGCCGATGGCCAACGATGCCTACAAAGGCGACACAAAGTTCAGCCAGAACTCGCCCACCATCGGACGACTGGAGTTGAAGAATCAAATTGAGGAGCAGATGGTTCGGCCATTCTTGTATCTCTTGAAGACTTCGGAATTAGGACTCAGGCATCCGGAAATATTCAACACCATTAGAATTATGTACCCGTCTCCTCGGTTCGACGCCAACGAGGTCAGCGTAGGACTGGAGCTAACAGTAACGCAAGAATGGTGTCTCGATGCGTATAAGCCCATTCCCCCTGTTCCACCCGAGCCTAAACCTGTCAGACTGGTAGACATCATCCATGAAGGGTTTAACATGCGGGGTATTACGATAACCTTTGAAAATACTGAATCAAAACCCGTTGACAAGTCTGTAGGCACCGAATCCATAATCACTAACACTGTTCCGGTTAACCTGGTCATGGCATTGTACTCGTATGGAGCCATATCATGCGGAAGGCCCACAACCCCAGCATATTCAGAGGGAAAATGGAAGCTCAAAGAGTATACATTCCCGAACACAGAAGACTTAATTGTAACTAAAATCAATGTAAAACCTGAGGGGGAGTTCCCAGACGTCTGGACCTTCCGTGATATTTATACAATGGTATGATGCAGCGAATCGACATAAAAGGCGGTCAGATGACGTTCGGCCAACGCATAGAGCTTGGCCGGATCATCACTGACAAGGAACTGACTGACATTGACAAGATGAAGGAAGGCATGCAATGTCTCGGCGTCAAATGGAGTCTCAGGAACACCTCAGAAATTGTCGAGTACTGGTATGAGGTCCTCATGGGGATTAAGTACTGGATTGAACGAGAACAGGCTGAGCTCAAGTACGAGCCCAGTGCCGAGGAAAAGGCAGCCGGCATTGCCCAATTCTCCATGGTGGTTGGCGAGATGGCTACCATCACTGCACTGGCCAAGGACTACTCGAAGGACCCGGACGAGATCCTGGAGTGGAAATACGGAAAGGTATACAACCTCCTTTTCACCAACTTGCAGAGTCACCTCTTCCGGGAGCGACTGAACAAGGAACTGGAGCGTAAGGCTCAGCAGAAAGCCAATGCTCGAAAACCTCGAAACAAATGGCGGTAGGACTGGAACAGATATTGGCTGAGGGTCTCACCCAGATGAGGGACGAGATCATACGGGCATCACAGGACGCCGGGCAGGAAGCTTCGGGCAGAACCTATGCTCAGATAACGGTCCAGACGGGACGAGAAGGTGAAACAGTTTGGGGAACAATCGAAGCCCCGAACTACTTCTACACTCTCATCCGGGGACGAGGTCCTGGAAAGATCCCCGCCAATTTGGGACAGATCATCATGGAGTGGGCAAAGCTCAAAGGCATCACCTTCTCGGACCTGAAGGACTTGGTCCGGTTTGGTAATGCCACTGCATGGAAGATAAAACGAGAAGGCTCAGAGCTTTACCGCAATCACATTTACGTTGACTTGGTTGACACTCCTGCGGACAACTTCGAGGAGTACCTGGCTCAGCATTTGGACAAGACAATGGAGGTCCTCATTGAAGAGGCATTCACTCCTGACAACAATATGGACCACGGATATATAATATAACGCGATATGGCAATTACAAATCAACCGGCTGACGATTCCTTCTACTCAGCATATTCGCAAATATCAGTTGAGACAGACGACTCAACACCCGGGCTCGAGATTGAGACCCAGAACTTCGATGAGGCCAACATGATCTCGTTGAACATCATTGACGCTAATCCGGTAGAAACCTTCGACAACAGGAATGGTTCCAGTCAAAATTGGTTCAGGGAGTTCTTAATACCCCGAAGGATGGTAGCTGGAGAGTGGTATGCTTTCGGGTTTAGAAGTGGGAATGCAAACAAAGCAACCGTGTTGACTGTCGCATTGTATCAAGGAAATGCTGAAGGGCATGGGGCGGTTAAAGTTGCTACTAAGAATCTTGCTATTTTACCGAATCAATCGTGGATAGTTCAGGTGCCGACTACTGAAAATGTCAGACATCCCAATACGGTACTAATCATATATGCCGGGAAAGAAGGAGAGACTGCTAATACTTGGGTTGAACTACGGGGACTAACTTTGGCATACGGCAAAAACCTTATTAGCTATCATCCCAGTCCAGTTAAAGCAGCGAACTCACTAACTGAAAGCATCGACATCCACAGAGACTCGGGATTCGGGACGACGAAGAAATACGATCTCAGCTTCTTGGCTAAAGCTGGGTTTCGGGATCGTCCCAGAACATTTCCGTACTCCAATACAGCCATAGGTTTTGGCATTGATTATAACCTCATATCGGCATACGCATACAGAGGCATCGGCGAACAGAACTTCAACGTCCGATATGCCTCCCGAGGAGTTAGACCCCGGGGTCACAACGTCAACTTCTCCATGTCTAACATAGGACTCGTATTGACTGATCGGGTTCCCGATAGCGATAGACAACTGTATATTAAGAAATATTTTGGATACCCGAACTTCCTGACCCTCTTTGCTAAAGGCTCATCAGCGTTAAATATGCAGTCAGCCATGGAGGTGAACGTTATGTATACGGGGACTACGATTTTCCAGAAAATGGAGATCTCTCCCCGGGTTAACATTCCATTTGTCCTGGAGTTCGATGAGGGATTGTCAGATGGAGCTGACTATGTCATTGTACGGAATAGAAATCTTCCCTTGAACTCTGACAGATGGCACATACGTTACGTTGATGCCGAAGTTCCTTGCAACCCCTTCTATGTCCGCTGGATAAACCAGAAAGGCGGATGGGACACTTACATGTTTGAGCAACACAAGAAGTATACGCAGGAGGTTGACCGGGGAGACCAATACGTATTAGCGAATTCCAGAGACCCCTATGCTTCGGAGACGAGAGGCGAGTTAGCTCCGGAGTTTAAGAACATAGTCCAAGCAGGAGCAGAACAGCTTGACGAGAATGACTTTAACCTACTCAAAGGAATTGCTCTCTCGCCTCTGGTCCAAGTGTACAACTATTCGATCGGGATATGGCAACGAGTCCTCGTAGATGATACTGATCTGACTTGGGACACTAAGGCCCCACGGAGCACTGTTAGCTACGAGTTCCAGCTTATTGACGAACAAACTCAGTGGTAATATGAACTACGAACTACTCATGAAAGGCATTGACGGCGAGGTCTGGTCACTGGACCTCCCTCTCGATGCTCCTGCTATGAATTACCAGATCAACAATCTGGCGGAGCTGAAAGACCGGAATGCCTCATACTCCCAGCGGATCAGCCTTCCCCGGACGACCCACAATGAGCAAGCATTTCAATTCAGTTTTGTAATTGGCTCGGGTTCGTATGTGCCATACATGAAGTTCCCTTGCCAACTATTCTATGAGGGAGCACTCATATCCCCAGTGGGAGCAGTGTTGAACATCGTAGACGTCTCGGACACCGCAATAGGGATCCAGATCCTCGGGGCAACCGCTGACTTGTTTGATACCCTCAACAACACTGACGCGAAGGACCCCGGGACTGGCATGTTCCTCCTCAAGTGGTACACGGACACAATGGGACAGACTGAGCGATACCTCTCCGGCCCCGAAGAGGTTAAAGTCCTGTACTTTTGGCTGTATGCAACTCTACAAAAGAACCCGAACATCCCCCCGGTCTCCATGGAGGCAATCAGGCAAGTCAGGGAGTTGGACAAGTTCTACCCCCACCTCAACTGGTATGACTTGGTGACATGGATCTTCGATCGAGCAGGCTACAGTCTCAAGACCGACGTAGACCCCGTCGACCGAGCCGAAATGTTTTTGCCTTGCACTTACCCCGTTTTGGCAGACAACCCCAAGGCCCCGAAAGCATCCGGAACTGGCTGGATCCAGGATCCCCCGATTGGCACTACGGTCGGGGTGATATGGCAAGGATACCCCGGAGTAACTCTCAGTGACCCGGTCGCTGGACGCTTGATGATGGGCACCGTATCCGGAACATTCAGCTGGATGACTTTGTGGGACACGACCATCACGTTCAGTTTCTCATGGTCCAATATTTCTGCCATCCGGAATGGTTCTGTGGCAGTCCAAGTTACCCATTACAAGAACGACGGGACCAGTGCTATAGTGTTGACCAGATCCTGGTCGTCCGGATCTTCCGGCAGCGCTTCGGTCGACATCCCGATGGAGACAGGAGAGCACATCCTGGTGTCCGGATCTCTCGCCACAGTCAATCCCTCTGCCAATCAGTATGACATGAGGTTCCCGGTCAGCATTACTGCTCCTCCCGTGCCGGAAACTTCGCCGGGGGATAAGCCCCAGCCCGGGCTAACCTATGACCTCCTGGCCTCTACTGGATTCAAAAGCTTGGGGGATATAGTCAAAGCTTTCTTCCAGCTGTTCGGGCTAACCATCGACGTGAATCCCGCTACCAAAGTAGCAAGAGCATACTCGGTTCAGGAGTTCTACAACAGACGAAGCTCGTCCGGGAAGAATTGGTCTGACAAGCTGATAAAAGGTAAGGACACAAAACTTACCTTCCAATTGTCCAGCTATGCCCAGACCAACGAAATAAAGCTCGAGGACAACAAGGACAACAATGTTACGGACTCGTACAAGTTCAGCATCCCGGACGTCAACCTCCAGCCCACTAAACTCCTGTTCCAAATTGGGTTCTTGGCAGGACTCAACCAAACTCTCTATGACTGGGACACTACAAATAAGATTCATACACTTGCTAACTACCCGATTTGGACTATCAATAGAGGACGGATGGAGAACGGGGAAATGACTGAGACGACTTGGGAGTATAATGCTCTCAGTAAGCCGATGGTCGTCCACATCAATAAGTCTGACTATATGTGGCCCCAGGTGAGTGTAGGCTACACCCTTACACGGGTACGACTATACACGGCATATTTCAAAAATTTGAATTACTACGTTACGAAGTACTACGACAAGCTCATCAATAACATACTTAAAAGACCAAAGGTCCTACAGACCCAAATCCTTCTGGACTCGCTTGACATCCAAAGTCTGGACCTGTTCAACCCGATATGGTTGGAGGAGCATGGGTTCTGGTTCTACGTTTCGAAAATAAACAACTTCCAAGCTGGAAAGATAACCAAAGTAGACCTAATACGAATGTGATATGGCCGAAGAACAGAAAAATACAATTTACAACGTCCGTGTAACAGCTGAGGATGCCCTCAAGACGTTAGCCGAATTGAAACTCCGGTCCCAGGAGCTGAGGGACCAACAGAAGGCTCTGGGCAAAGTGACCGAGGAGAATGCTCAAGAGTACTACGCACTTGACAACCAGATCAAGGCAATAAACAGCGAGGCGAATAAGTACCAGAAGCAAATCCAGAATAACATTAAGCTCCAGAACCAACAGGAGGCCAGTCTGAACAAGCTCAGAACCCAGTTGGCTTTGGACAATGCCGAGTTTGCAGAGTTGGGCAATTCGATGCAGGACGCAGCTCGTAAAGCCGAACTCGGCAAGCGTATTGCAGAGACCACTGAGGAGCTCAAAGCTCAGGAGGAGGCACTCGGGGACTATCGCCGGTCAGTTGGTAACTACGAGAAGGCAACGGATAACCTGAAACAGGAGCTCAACGACTTGACCGACACTCTGATCCGGATGGCTCAAGCCGGGGATACGAGTTCAGCATCCTTCAAGGAGATGGTCAAGCGAGCTGGTGAGCTCAAGGCTGCAGAGGACACAGTCAATACAGCCATCGACCAGACTGGACGAGGAATCGACACACTGGTCGCTGTCACGGATGCAACCTCAGCAATCACTTCCGTCTACGGACTATGGACCACAGCCACTCAGGTACTGGGGAGCGAGAACGAGGAACTCAATGCTACCATGACGAAGATGATAACCATCATCACAGCTCTGTCTTCCTTGTCTTCTCTCCAAGCAGCTCTCTCCAAGACAGAGGCCACATATCGAGCTGCAGCCAACTTGGTTCAGCTGGTTGGCATCAACCAGACTCTCGCCGAGACGAAAGCGATAGCTGCTAAGAATGCTGTCCAGGGAGCTGGCAATATCCTCACTAAAGCAGCAGCAGCTGCTACCTGGCTTTGGAACGCGGCTTTGGCTGCCAATCCTGTTGTGTTAGTGGCAGCGGCAGTGGGCGGATTGGTAGCTGGAGTGGTTGCTCTTACGAACGCATTTAACAGTAACACGGAAGCTCAAGAGAGAGCAACCCGGGCAATGGAAGCATACAATCGAGCTGCCGAAGCCTCCACATACGTTCTGGACCAGATCGAGACCAAGCGGAACACTCTGTCCAAAGCCGAGGAGATCCGGGGCAAACGGGAGATCGAGAACCTCAAAGCCAACCATGCCACGTCGGAACAGATTGCCGAAGCTCAGCTCAAAACAGCCAACAAGCTCCGCGAGATCGAAATGAATGCAGCTCGTCAAAGGCAGATGGCTGCAATGGATGAGTTCGACTCCTTGAAGAAGGTGATTGCAGCCAAGGAGGAGGAGCTCAACACGTGGTCCGGAAGCTTGGACAAATACAAGGAGGCCAAAAAAGAACTCGACGACTTGAAAGGCCGATACCAAGAACTGTTCCGGACTATCGAGAATGAAGGAGCTGCAGTTGCTAACTTGGCTCTCGAGACTGCAATAGCCAATCGTGAGGCTCAGCAGTCCATTGCCGATAAGGCTCTGGAGGTTGCTTTGAAGAATTCGGAAGCCATGCAGAAAATCCGGGAAGACGATCTCAGGTTTCAAACAACATTCCAGTCCACGAGCATCGCTATTAGAATGGAGTACGAGAGAAAGCTATACAAGGCGGCCCAGGATGGAGCCCGGGAACGTCTTGCTCTCCAGAAAGCTCATGGTAAAATCACCAACAAGGAGTATCAGACAGCTCTCAATGCCATGGCTCGGTCTGACAAGCAGTTCTACGAGAACCAAGCCAAACAGCTCAATGACTACCTTGCGGGGGTGAGAGCAAACATATTGGCTGTAGCTTCCGGAGGCACAGTCGATATGCAAATCGCTCAGGTAACTCAGAAGTACCAGGATGCCATGAAGGAGCTGGCCAACATTCAGCCTCCCCAGTTCGTGAGAGGTATGAGCGAGGAGGAATACCAGAAAGAGTATGCCGCTTATGAGCAGTTCCTGGTCAACAGAGCCGAACTCGAGAAACAGATTCAGCAAAACCTCCAGGATGAAATCAAAAAGATCCGCGAGGACGCTACCAAACAGCAACTTGACCGGTTCAACCAAGTTCTCAACGAACAGTATGCCGAAGATCTCTCAAAGGCAGCGGACAATGAAAGGAAGAAGCTGGAGCTCGAGAATGAGATGCTCCAGAAGCAAATCGAAGCCAGGAAATCTGCCGGGGAGAAAACCTATGAGCAGGAGGCCCAGCTCCGAGCCAACAATCTTCGTCTCCAGCAAATGGACCTCGACAAGGAGCTCACTCAAGCCGAGTTGAACCACAAGTCCAAGTACGAGATCCGGAAAAGGTATCTGGAGGCTGAATTGGCAGCAGCTCAAGGAAATGAGGACGCCATTGCTCAGATCCAGCTCGAGATGGCGGAGAATGAGGAGTCTTTATGGGAGGAACGAATCGAAAAGCTCCAGGAGTATGCAGAAATGGCATCCGGCTTCGCCACTGCTTTCAACGACTTGGCAAGTGCTCTCGCGGAGCGCCGGGCTCAGGAGGTAGAAGAACAGTACAGCCGAGAGGAGCAGGCATTGGCAAACATGTACGCTAATGGCCAAATCACAGAGGCCCAGTACAACGAGAAGAAAATCAAGATGGAGAAACAGAAGGAGAAGGAGTTGGCCAAAATCGAACGGGAGCAAGCTATCCGGGAGAGAGCAATGGGCTCCTTCGAGATTGGCATCAATACTGCCATCTCCATCATGGCATCGGCTAAAATGGGGTTCCCCCTGGCTATCCCGTTCATTGCAGCAGCTGCAGCTTTGGGAGCAGTCCAGATGGCAGCTCTTTGGGCAGCTCCTCTGCCGAAAGCCGCAAGAGGTAAATACATTGAGGGACCCAGTCATGCCGCTGGAGGAGTGCACATTGAGGCGGAGGGAGGCGAGACCATCATTAACAAGAAGTCGAGCCGCATGTTCCTCCCTCTCCTATCAGCAATAAACGAACTTGGTGGCGGCGTCCCCTTCACGAAAGTTGGGTCAGATGGTGGGTATGCTCTCCGGTCATTTGCTGAGACGCCGGAACCCATGAATCGGCTTGACATGGAGAGAGCAATTCAGAAAGCATTTGGTCAAGTAAGGGTGATTGCTACAATCGAAGACATCCGGAGAGAGGATGCTAACTATGTGCAGATCCAGGACCGGGCTAATTTTTAAATAACCCAGCACAAATAGTATTTCAATATCTATTAGGAATAATTATATTTGTATCGAAATAATTTGGCACATGATATTCATCAACTTAAAAGGCGCAATTGACTCCGAGGAGAATCGGGTCATGGTGGAGCTTTGGGGTGGGACCTCAGAGATCTGCTCCGTGGAGACCTTCCGCCGGGTACTTGATGAACACCCCGACGAACAGGAGGTGTGCATCAACATTGACTGTGACGGGGGCTCTGTCGAGGAGGGCTTCAAGATTTACGATTTTCTTCGCATGAGCGGGAGGACGATATATACAAATATTGTCGGGGGATGCCACTCGATGGCAGTGTGCATCCTGTTGGCAGCTCCGGCAGAGAACCGGTCGGCAAACAGGAATTGCCGGGCACTCATCCACCGGGTATACATGCCTGTCGGGGATTGGCTCACTTCCGACGATGCTCGCAGCATTGCCGAGGAGTTGGCATTGGAGGAGGAGGCTATTCTCGACGTGTACGTCGAGAGGACAGGTCAAGACCGGGAACGGCTCCGCAATGTCATGCATGAGGAGCGCATCCATGATGCCAAATCACTTCTTGACTTGGGATTCATTTCCAAAATAAATTCATACAACACAAACCAAATTTTTAATGCTATGGCAAAAAACGAAAAAAGCGCTTATGAAAAATTCATGAGCAAGGTCAAGGCATTCCGGAATGGCAAGAAAGGCGCTCCCGCCAATTTTGACTATCTGGATGCTGAGGGTCAGGTCGTTCTCCAGACCGTAGGTGAAGAGGACAATCTGGCCGAAGGTGTAGAGGCAACTCTCGCCAATGGCGAGACGTCGGGCACTGTCGTTCTGGAAGACGGTCGGGTGGTTACTGTCGAGGACAACATCGTCACCAGCATCGAGATGGAAGAGACCGAGTCTCTCGAGGACCGCGTTGCAGCACTGGAGGCGATGCTCGACGAGGCAACGAACCTCATCGAGGAGCAGGAGAATGAACTCCGCAACCTCCGTGGTAGCAACTACCGCCCGAAGAATCGCAAGACGGTTCTGCCCGGAGGCAAGAAGCCCGAACCCTCGGCAGCTGACCTGAAAAACGAAGCTCGGGAGAAGCTCCAGAAGGTCAACGCTGCCAAAAAGATCCTCAAGTAGTCAAACTCAAAAACTTTAAGAACTATGGCAGTTAAAAACGGCGGATTCCTCGACATGGACAAGTTCACTTTTTGTGGACGGGTCATTCAGGCAATCTCGGAGATGATTATGGAGGACACCATTCAGGGTCCTGACATCAACTCCATTCACACAGTTTTCCCCGACATCGTCACGAACACCGAAGTTGGTTTCATCGGCGAGGGCGGCATGGTCGGCGTGGTCAACACCGGGTGTAACCCGACTCCTCAGACGTGGAACATCAACACCCGCAAGCTGAAATGGGAACCCGGCACCTGGGAGATCCTCCTGTCCCAGTGTTACACTGACCTTCAGCAGTCGGCAACTATCTACTCTCTCCGCACCGGCGTCGACATTCCGGACTTCACGGACACGGACTACATGAACATCGTCATCGAGGTTCTTGAGCGCTCCATCATGGACTTCTGGTACCGCCTGTTCTGGTTCAACGACAAGGACGCCAAGAATGTTACCAATAGTGGTATCATTACGGACGGTCTCGACCTGAAATTCTTCACCATCATCAACGGTTTCTGGAAACAGATTACCACGCAGGTTACAGCCAATCCGTCCCAGCGCGGAGCAACAATTACGGAAAATACCGGGGCATCTTACGCAGCTCAGAAGCTTACTCCGGACAAGGCCAAGGAGTACATCCAGTCGGTCGTGTTCAGTGCCCCGCTTCTGCTCCGTCAGCAGTCTGACAAATTCATCCTCGTTACCCAGTCGGTCTACGATGCCTATCAGCAGTCTCTTATGGACGCTTGCTGCCTCGAATCGGCTCGCTTGGCTCTGCTGAATGGCATGGAGGCTCTCAGCTTCAATGGCATCCCTGTCATCGCAATGCCCATCTGGGACAAGATCATCGCTACGTCGGAAGACACTGGCACGAAGCTCAACAACCCCCATCGAATCCTCTTCACCTCGAAGAGCGTGCTCGGCATAGGTGTTGATGCAATCGACAGCTTCGAGAAGATGCGGATCTGGTACGAGTACAAAGACCGTGTAGTCTACGTAGAACTCATGGGTCGGGCGGATGCCAAGCTCACCAACCCGGATCTGTTCTCGGTAGGTATCTAATCCTCAAAAATCTAAGAAAATGGCAGGACTTGACTGTTCTAAAATCAAAACAGGATTCACCAACCAGGTGTGTGGTAAGCCGGCAATTGCCGGCACCACCGCCAGGGTGATTCTCCTCAGCTACTCGGACGTCGACAAATCGAAGTCTGTTGTAACTGACAACGTTATCTCTTCGCTCATCCTCAAGGCCGGTGCCACTGGTTACGAAGTCGACTCGCTGCCCAACGCAACAGTTGGCTCGGACACCATCAATGCTGGCACGTATCTCAAGACCCACCAGCACAACGTGGTCGTCCGAATCTTCAAAAAGTCGGAAGCAGCCAAGAAGTTCGTAAACGGCCTGACCAATGCCCGCGTCATCGCTATCGTCGAGAACAACGACACCGGAGACAACGGGGACACCAAGTACGAGGTGTATGGCTGGGACTCGGGTCTGGAGCTCACCGAAATCACTGTCACTACCGAAATGACCGACGGCGTCGCTTACCAGGTAACTCTGGCCAACGGTACCATCGCTCAGGAAGGTTCGCTCCCGATGAGCCTCTTCAACACGGATGAGAAGACCACAGACCTCATGATCGAGGGACTCCTTGTCGGAGGCGGAACGGGGTGTACTGTACCGGCTATTCTGCGTTTCTATCCCGCGGAAGGTCAGGCTAAAATTGGTAACGACGTGCCACTCACTCTGCAGAGGTCCTCGTGTACCAGCGTCTCCGGAACGGTTACCATGCCTCCTGCGCCAACTTCCACCAAGCCAGCAGAGGCATTCCCCGGGTGCGGTCTTCCTTCAACTTACGTATTCCTGAATGACTCTGGCCAAGCAGCTGCAAATCCTCCCGTTCTTAAGTACACTAAGGGCTCGGCTGGAACTGCAACAACTTGGGGAGCAAGTATCGCTGACACAGACATCCGTAAGGACTATGTCAACGGGGAATACGTAGTCATTCTCACCACATACGCCGGAACGCCTAAATCGTAACGGCTATGACTGACATGCTCGAAAGACTGAGAGCTTACCAATCCAAGTATGGGTCCCTGAAAGGCGAAGCCTATCGGGCCCATACATTGGAATTGGAAAAGAATCCCGCTCTCCATCGAGAAGTAGACGAACTTTCTCGGTACTTTTTGAATAAGTCAGTTTCCCGATGCGGCTTCTGCCTGATCGAAGCCGACTTAGCACTAAGACGAATAACAGAACAACAAATGAAAAACGTAGCACACCCCGATTACGAACTTCGAGCAGGTACTCTGCTCCATGACCCGATCAACAAAGAGTTCAGCAAGATCCTCACTCCGAGGAACATCACGGAGGACCTTTGTTTGTACCACATCGCATTCAACAAGGATGCACTCTCGTACTTCACCCGGGTTCCCGAAGATCTGAACGCCCGGCTGGAGAAATTCATGTCTCGCTACGGCAAGGAGATGCCGGACAAAGACGTGGAGATCAAGAAGCGTCAGGCTCAGGTCCTCAGCAAGCAGATCGATTCTGTCAAAGCCGAACTCGAAGAGCTGAACAAGAAACAGATCGAGCTGAACGCCAAGCTCGATGAGTACTCCAAAGCCATGGAGGCAATCCATGCCATTCTCGACTCGGCATCCGCCGAGGAGAAGCCCGGGGAGAAGCCCGAGGAGAAGCCCGGGGAGAAGCCCGAGGAGAAGCCCGAGGAGAAGACCGAGGAGAAGCCCGAGGAGAAGCCCGGGGAGAAGCCCGCCG